GTAAAAGCCGCGCAGGGAGACGCCAGCCACCAGGTGGCCCTTGAACCCTTCGCGCTCGAACCAAAGCCCAGGCCTTTAATTCTGTATCTTGCTGAGAACTGATAGAGCGGAAGCGGTCTTGTTCCTCCGTCATAACTGTCAGACCATACCGGCGAGCCGTGTACTTCCGTTTCTGATAGCAGGAACAAAGTTCTGGAAGCCCAAGCCCACGTACCTTTGTTATTTTCCAGCCGACGAATAGAACGCATGATATTTTTCCACTCGGCGGGGAAAGTGGCAAGCACTGTTTCAAGGTAAGCCGGCATAAGGGAACCTGCGTAGCCGCCCGTATTGTCATTGGTCGCTTTCATTTGTTTTATAGTTGCCATACAGTCAACCGGCGTCATAATTACATGCGGAGCGGTAAGGACGGCAGTATCTCCAAAATTGAGATAGGTATTAAAACCTGAAATGGCGTATCGCATTTTCTCATTTGTGGTGAGCGTAATGTCGAAGTAGTCGCCTAAATCCAGGCCGGAGAAGTCGCCGCTTTCCACTTTGCTCTTAAACTCCTGGGGCGTATAGATTTCCCCAAGGTTCTTGCCCTCATAATTTGCCAGAGAGCGGGGGAGATACAGATTGTCGCCGCCGAGCATAGAAAACAGGTCAGAAGCAAGCACTTTTCTTGTGCCATCTGCTGTTTCGATAGCGAGGACGTCTGTGTCTCTCGTAAGCCCCTGTAAGGGGCTCAGGTCGAAGAATGATTTCTTTCCCTGCATGTTGTAAATCCTCCTTATGAAAGTTGTGTATAATGAAGCACGGGAGCGTGCTTACATTCAAATTTAACGTTTCGGCCGTTTGCCGTAAGAGTAACGCTTGTAGCGGCTTTTACAGGAATAAAACGGCTTGTCTGCGTGTGGTAAATGTACAACCCACAACAAGATTCTTTTTGGCTATGGTCAAGCATGATCTGGTAGGTTCCCTCTGACGGCAGCAGGATTTCAAATTTTTTCTTGTAGCCGTTGGTGAGTCCCAGGTCTCCGATAATTTCATATTGCTCACCATTAAATACAAAATCATAGGTTCGGTCAAGGCAGAAGTACCCGGCCGGTGCAGGTGCGTTTCGATAATAAATCGGATAGGCCCCAGAGCCATTGACATTTAATGTCGGCTGCTCTTTGATGGTTTCCTCATAGCCAGTAGCCCAAAGTTCATCACCCGTTGAAGTAATAAGAGTATCTCCGTCAGAATCAACAAGGGTAAATATGGCGCCGCCAACAGCGATCAGCTCATTTCCTTCCGAGTCTACTAACAAATTCCCTTCCGAGTCGGTAAGAGAAAATGCGGTGTCATTCAGTGCGGTAAACTTAACTCTGACGGTTGCGCCTTTCATCAAGAGGAAATTACCGCAAGTAACGATTTTTTCTGAAAGCTCAATACCCGTTTCACACTCTGCATATGCGGTAAAATATTGCGTAAGTGCGTCAATCTGATTTTGTAAACTACCAGCGGCGTCTTCGCCAAGCTGGTCTTTAATATGCTGGAACCATTCGAGAAAAGCAGCCTCGGCGCCAGTCTCAAATTTTTGTAAGTTCGTCACAATTTCTGTGAGCTGTGCGTTTCCTGAATTTTGCAGAGCTGCAAGGTACGTATCGCCTGCTTGTCGCAAAGCAGCAATATAGGCTTCCAGGTCTTCTACAGCGGCACTGTATGAACCCTCACACCGAAGCACAAACTCTTTATAGAATTGAGTTAACTGCGCAAAAAAGACACTTGTATCGAGGTGGTCAATAAGCTGTGTGACTGGACCGCAATAAGCGTCATTAAATCTTGTGTCTGTAATATTTGCCTGCGATATAACGGACTGATTCGAGTTGATATAAATTGTCGCAAGGCAAAGCTCGTAATAGTCGCCGGAGTCAGGCTGTAAAATTTCCGGCTCTTTTGGATTTGCCGCCGGAGTTCCGGTTTTTATCAGAAGTTCGCTTTTTCGTTCGGCGTAATTATTCCGAAGAATAACCATGTCTATTCTTTTGTAAGCGCTGACTGTTGGTGCGTCTTCAAGCGTCAGGTAAGAAGGGTCTTTGTCATAAGCGAACCGGCCTTTGATAAAACCATAGCCAGGCTTGATCTGTACTGTCATACCCGTATGCGCCATTACCTGAAAGCAATCGGCTGGGTCTGCCAATACGCCGCTTGTAATGAGTTTTGAAAAGAAGTCGGCCATAAAATCAGACGTTTTCGCCCGGTCAAATATCGGCATGCCTTCTTCGTCATATCCTGTAATCTCGCTATCGAAATAGCCATATTCTAATGCCATTATGCTGCCTCCCTTTTTATTAACTGTTTGACGGTAGTTATGCCTTCATTGCCGAATGTTACGATTAACTCTATAGAGCCGCCTTCGTAAGTTTCCATAATTTCCGTAATACGCTGCGCTGTCTCTATGCCGATTTCCGTATTGATATACGTGCAGTAATCACCAAGGTCATAATCTTTTTTGTATTCAAGATTGGCATGAGAATCTACGGAACTTGTAACGGTTTCTACTTTTTGATATTCAATCAGTTTTTCTTTACCCCTTTGTACAAGAAGCGCTTTGTATTGTGCAGCCGATAATTTGTTACCGTTTCCGTCGTCTGATTGAAGGTCTCTAGCGTCTACAAATATTTCCCGGCGTTCTTCTGTTTTATCAGATCGCAAATCAACCTCGACAATAACTCTGGCGCTGCCTTCACCTTCTCCGGCAACATAGGCGAAATTTTTATAGCTGCTGGAATCGCGGTTATAAATAGCGTCCCGAATGTTATAAAAGGAATTTGAGAAAATCGCCCAGCTATTTTCTGTCTGGCTGTCTCGCCGGTCTTTTCCTTCCCATACCTCAAATGCCAGATCGTTTGTCTGGTAGTCATACCGTACCCGGTGGCTGATATTTTCTGCGTTGCCGAGAGCGTATAGCTTTGCACTTAAATCGTCTCCGAGCGTCTGCATATTGACCGTCGGCTTTAAGCCGTTAACGGCGCCTAGCCTTAAATGCTTGATAACTCGCCCGGGGTCTTTCGGTGATATGGCAAATTTTGTTACAAGGTTTCGCATTGCCGATTCCAAAGAGCCGGAGAGCGCCGTGCTTTCGCTGATAACGCGATTCTGTAAAAGGCATTCGGCAAAATTTCCTTTCGCAAATATTTCACGCGAGCCGGAGTCGTCCTGGGCGTAATTTACTTCGTCAATAACGCCGAGCTCTTCGGCGTCATTGCGATACAGGTAGCGGCCTTTACTTAATAGCGGAAAATATTCTTTTGTCGTATACAATTCAAAAGCTCCCAGCTTTTGATAGCGCCTTATCCAAATAAGAGTTCGGAAAAGCGGTATCGCGCCGAGAGTCTCAAAATCTTCATCAAGCACAATCAGTCTCATGTCACACCCCCAAATACAGCGGCGTATAATAGAGCATTACGTCAAGGTTTGTATAATTTTCATCCGCATCGTATTCCAGATAGTTCTCACCGACTTCTAGCTTAAAAGGTTCTGAAAGTCTGTCGATTTTTTGGTACGAGTTTACGCCGTTTAACTCGATAATCTGGTTTCGGTCGCTGGTATCAATCAAAAGAGTGTCGCCTTTTTGAAGTGATACTTTAACACGGATAAATTGCCCAGTTCCCTGGTGTAAAATCTTTGGATTTAATACCGGGCCTCTGGCGGCTATAAACTTAATTTGCAAGCCGCATGGAACGTCACCGTCATTCATCAAAAGCACATTTTTATTCAGCGTTCGATAGCCGGAAGTATGACCCGCAAGAGTCAACCCTTTATAGGGGTCTGGTGTATTATAAACTTTCTTTTTCAGGACACACCAGGGGAAAGCAAACAGCGGCGTAAAATCTGCCATATTCCGACCAAAGTTATCCATGTTTTTAAGGAATGGGTCCGGGCATATTAAGTCAACTGCGATAGCAAGCCGGTTATAGATATTTGCTTTGGTTACGAATGTCCAGCCTTCAAGCTCATACTCAATATTTCTCTCTGTGCCGCTATGGTTTGCTGTTAATTTGCCGGTATATTTTGGATTGAAAAATTTTATAATTCTTTGCCGATTTTCCCGGTTGTTTGTGTCGTCTCTTAGGGTTGCCTCGATATGGACGGGACGGCTTTTAATCCGTTTCCCGTCCAGTGTTGACCCATCCACAAGAGCATTATCGGTAGTGCTGATTTCGAGCTCGGAGGCTTCCAGTCCAGAAAGGGCGGTTATACCAAATTCCAGCTTTTGCCTGGACTCATTCATGCCGAACTGTAATTTGTTGCCATTGCATTCAAGAGTTATTTGTATAAAGTCCGCCATTTACTTCACATCCTTTAATATTTTTCTTGCCGCTTCTCGATTCGCTTTGCTGACTTCGCTCGGCGTTGCTACCGGCACATGATAGTTGTTTGTCTGCTCAAATTTTTCTTCCACATATGTGGTGGCGGGCTTCGGTGATTCTATGTCAGCCGTATGCGCCGCTTTGGCTTTGGCTTCTACCGTAATTTTACCGGTTTCAAGATTTACGGTTTCCTGCATTTTTCTGGTAAGCCCTTTAAGCTCACCTTTTACCTGTTTTTCAAGCCCTGGGTAGGATTCGTCAAAGCCTTCGCCGATTCCAGGTGGAATCCAACGGCCAACTTCATCAGCAAATACTTTAGATGGCGAGTTAATATCCAAAGCGCTCTTAGCAGCCTCAAACAGACTGTTCGCCAAGTTCTTAACTTTATCCGTCAGCCAGCTCCAACCGGAAGAAATGCCGTTCCAAATACCAGTCACAATGTTACTGCCGATAGTAGCCATCTGGCTTGGCAAGCCGCTTAAACCGTTTACAATATTACTTACAAATCCTTGCGCTGCCGAAGATGCCTTTGACGCCAAATCGGCTGCAAACTGCGTTACCTTGGTAATGGTATTAACAAGGTGCGTCCAGACTTTACCAGGAAGCTGTGAAAACCATTCCGTAACTTTGTTAATCGCGTTTTGCGCTGCGGTACTCGCCGCCGAAAGCAGGTTAGCGCCCCATTGCGTTACTTTGCTGACTACCGTTACCAAATGCGTCCATACCTTGCCCGGAAGCTGTGAGAACCACTCTGTAACTTTGTTGATTGTGTTCTGGGCTGCCGTAGAAGCAGCAGAGAGCATATTAGCGCCCCATTGCGTTACTTTAGTAACTACTGTTACAAGGTGAGCCCAGATTTTACCCGGAAGCTGTGAGAACCATTGCGTAACTTTGTTTATGGTATTTTGCGCCGCAGTTGAAGCGGCTGAGAGCATATTTGCACCCCATTGAACTACCTTAGTTACGACTGTTACAAGGTGCGTCCAAACTTTACCAGGTAATTGTGAAAACCACTCGGTAACTTTATTGATCGTATTGCTAGCCGCTGTACTTGCTGTGGAAAGCATATTTGCTCCCCACTGAGTAACTTTAGTTACAACATTTACGAGGTGCGTCCAGACTTTACCAGGAAGCTGTGAAAAGCCCTGTACAACGCTATTTACGGCGTTTGTCGCAATCTCGGTCATGCTCTGCATCATATTAGCGCCCCAGGTAATAATCTGGTTCAGCGTATCGGACAGGCATTGCATTGCCTGACCAGGCAGAGCCGCAAGGCCGTTAATCATGCCTTGCACCAAATAGTCGCCCTGTTCCTGCATGACAGTAGAAGGGCTATGAATACCAAAGAAACTCTTAATTCCGTCAAGTATTCCGCTGCCGAGTTCGCAAGCGGCGTCAAATACCGCGCCAATACCTCCGACAAGGCCATTTACGATACCGGCAATAATATCAGGTACCGCAGTAGCAAGGCCCGCGACAATTTCAGGAATTGCGGTTATAATTTGCCAGAGTAAATCTTTTGCGGCTGTAAAAATCTGTGGTATAGCTTCGCCAAGTCCGGTAGCGATTGCCGTGATTATTTGCGGCAGATTTTCAGCTATGGCGACAACAATATCAGGGATTGCCTGAATAATCGCCATTAAGAGCGTGATAGCCGCTTGTAAAATCTGCGGTAATGCGGTCGTCAGACCGTTCACAATCGCCGTAATGATTTGCGGCAAATTATTCGTTATCGCTTGTACGATAGTCGGTATGGCTTCGATCAAGCCATTCAGCATTTGCACTGCGGCGTCAATAATTTGCGGCAGCGAAGCTACGAGAAAATCCACTACCGAAGTAATGATATTCGGTAAAGCCTGTAAGAGCTTTTCAATGATGATTGGTATTGCGTCAACGATTGCCTGGAATAGCTGTACAGCGCCTGCAAGTAGATCAGGCAAAGCTCCGACAAGGCCGTCAATCAGTGCAGAAACAATTTGAATCGCGCAATCAATAATCGTCGGCAAATTTTCCACAAGCATTGTGGCAATCGTGGTAATAATGCTGACTGCCTGCTGCATGAGTGTAGGCAGCATACCGGAAATACCGTCAACCAGTGCCTGCACGATTTGAACGCCAGCATCAATAATATCTGGCAGCCAATCAACAATACACTCTACAATATCCAGAATACAGGTTGACGCCGCTTCAATAATTTGTGGCGCCCCTGCGGCTATACCGCTTGCTAATTTACCAACCAGGACAATAGCGGTGGTCCATATTTCGTCTGCACATTCAAAAAGGGCCGTAACGAAAGTTGTAATAAGGCTTGCAACAGAGTCTGCTAAACCGGGCGCGCTTTTTATGCTGTCACAAAAAGCGGAAATAAGGCTAAGCGCGGCTTCGATAATTTGCGGTGCAAATTCAGCAACCTTCTGAACTACGTCAGCAAGAACCGTACCAACCGCCGTAACCATGCCGGAAAACCCGCCTTCGTTAAAGGCTTCCTGAAGCTGGGCGACATATTCGTTTGCCTGTTTTACGACTTCCTTTAAAGGTGTGTCGAGACCCTTATAAATGGAGATTCCGAGGGACTCCATGGCGGAACCTAAAAGAGTAATCTGGCCTTTCAGGTTGTCATTCATAACGGCAGCCATTTCCTCGGCAGTACCGCTACAATTTCGTAATTCTTCTTCATACCCGGCTACGGTTTCCATACCCTCATTGAATATTAAATTTAAGCCGGATATTGCTTCATCAGTAAATACACTTTGCAGAGCCGCGGCTTTTTGGGCGTCACCCATGCCGTCTGTTGCAGCTTCTACATCGGTAAGAATGTCTGTTAGATCGCGGAAATTTCCTTCCGCGTCCTGGACCGCAACAGTGGTTCCATTAATCGAAACTGCGCCGTTATCCATTTGGGCGGTCAGGTCTCGCATAACTGCTCGGAGTTTAGTGCCGGCCGTAGAGCCCTTCTCGCCTTGGTTCGCCATTGCTTCCAAAAGAGAAGTAACGGTTTGTACGTCCTGGCCGGCTGCGTTAAGATTCGCCGCACAGTTTTTATAGGCTTCGCCTAACTGCTCGGCACTGGTGTTGCTATTTGCCTGAGCATAAGCCAGTAAGTCAGCAAAATCAGCAGCGCTTATAGCCGAGTTACTGAAAGCCGAAAGGTAGTCTGTGACCATATCCGAAGCTTTCGCCAAGTCCATACCGGACGCAGCGGCGAGATTCAAAACGCCGCCTAATTCTTTAGCAGACTTTTCAGCGTCCCAGCCCGCGAGGGACATATATTTCAGGGCTGCCGCTGCCTCCGAAGCACTGAATACTGTTGAGGCTCCGGCGTCGATTGCCGCTTGTTCAAGCATATTAAACTCGTCGCCGGTTGCACCGGATAACGCCTGAACTTCGGACATAGCAGCTTCAAATTCCATGCCGACTTTAACCGCGGCCGTACCTACTCCGATTATCGCGGTAGACGCTGTGGCTATAACGGCAGTAGTAGCTTTCATGGCGTTACCAGCAATCTTTGACATGCTGTTAAGCCCTGATTGAAAACTTTTTGTGTCGATACTGGTATCAAATTTCAGAGTGCCATCATAAGCCAAAATCCTCACCTCTTTTCATAAAAGGGCTGCGATTATCGGCTCATAATGGCACTACTTAATCTGTTTCCCGTTGATTATTTTTATTTCAAATATGGCTGTGCAATTTCTCCCTTTACAGGCGGTAAACACGCCTTCGCAATTTGCCTTTTCGTTGTAAAAAATCGGCATTTTATAATCACATTCGGGGCATTGCACTTTCTTTTTCTTCTCCTTTTGCAAGTGCCGCCTCCTGTCATATCAGGCCCGTAAGGTCGCCGCCGTTTAAGAGGGCCTGCGTAATAGCGTCCATACGTTCTTGTTCTTCTTGTGGTATTGGAAGCGCATGAACGGATTTCATACGGCGGTAAAATGCTTTCTGGCTCTTTGTCATGTCATTGTTGATTTTAATGCTCCGGTAGCTCATGATCTTACAAAACTGGCAATCTTCGTCAAGAGCCCTGAACATAGCCCTGAATTTCCACCAGTGGAGATATTCGATATCCTGCAAGTCAATCCGATATTGCGAGAGAAACGCCGAATAAATGTAATCGTCGTCATACTCAAAAGAGTAAATCCGCTCTACGTGGTCGTCTTCCGTGGTTTCATCAGTTTCCTCACCTTCGACATTAGCTCTACGCTTTGGCGTTTTTTGTTCTTTGCCGGCTTGATAAAACCATAAAAGTGCTTTTACGGCTTCGTGAAGTAATTCCACGGGCGGAAGCTCGGGATAAAAGAGCTTTACTGCTTTTATGGCTTTTTGTTCTTCTGGGACTGACGCATCTTCCATCATGAGTTCAAAAAGAATGGAGACGCGAAAATCCGTATTGATCGGATATTCAGCGCCTCCTAACTCTACATACTCCGGCAGCAGGTCAATCAGCATATTCATCAGACAGGATAAACAGCGGCGTGATTGTTTCTGTTTTTATTCTTGTTCTGGTTACGTCTCTGTTCGCGGTTCAGGCGCTCGCCGGAATACTTATTTGTGATAGACTTGGCCTGCTGCACTGCCTGGTTTGCCTGGTCGCATATCTTTGTAAAGGCTTCCAAATGATCTCCTAAGTGATTCGGCTTCGGAAAACACCTTTTAGCCGTGCCTTCGCCGAAAATCTGATCAACAAATTTCTCGGTAAGCTGGCACTGTAACCGCATTACGGAAGCCACCTGCAAATTCTGATTCTCACCCTGAATATTGCTCTGTGCTTCCTGCAGTGCGGTCATAGTGTCGCTCAAAGATTTCTGGTAGGTTTCCATTGCGTCAGCGTCCAACAGGTCAAGCTCCAATGTAACGTTGTTAATCACTATTTTGCTCATATGCTGATTTCTCCTTTTCTGATTTAGGCCGCAGGTGCAAATGCAAGAGCGGTAGTATCGAACGTACCGAGGATGGGGTCACCCACAGCGTTCAGGTTGCCGGAAATGGTCATTTTGTTTTCACCGGTGAAGTCGGAAACTTCTACGGCTACCACAAATTTACGGGCCTCAAAAGAATGCCCCGCGTCCTCGGCGGCTCCTGCCGGATTCCAGAGCTCCACGCGGCAATACTCAAACTCGGCATCTGCACCCACATAATGGTTGCGGCCGACTTCATAGATTGCGGTGATAGCTTCCTCTGTTGCGATCTGTTCTGCCTCAAACGGAAACGTAGTCTCGTAGCTCACAATGGAAGAAGACGAGCTGACCTCGTTCACGTATTTTACGCTTTCTGTCTGCGCGCCGGGCTCTTCATCCAGGGTAGTAAAGCCGGTTCCCATAAGTACCCATTTGGCAGCTTCGGCCGTACCCACGTTCAAATAGTCTGCGTACTGATGACGCCGAATGACTGTTCTGCTTTTATTCATACTTTTTAGCCTCCTTGTAATAGATTAACTGTAATTGTATCTGGTATCTGGCATTACGCATGGATATATCCATGATATAGCCGGATGATAAAACGGACAGGCTGTCAGGCTCGCACCCTTCGGGAAGCGCCGGGAAATTTCCTAGGCTTTCCTGTTCCTCAACCCATTCGGCGAACTGCTCATAAAACTCGCTGTTCTGTATATTCTGAATGCGGTCCATATCGTAATACTCGCGGCTGACAAAATTAAATTGATATTGGCGCAGAGTATCGCCGTTTACATACCTTTTCAAAATCGGGTTAAATACGCCGGTCTCGATATTGTACTCAATAGCCTGGTCGCCTAAAGCGTTAACTCGGAAAACACCGTCCTGCAAGAGAGGGCAGGCCATAAAGAAATTAGTTATTCCTGCAATAATAGATTCGCCCATGTCATCACTCTACTTTCTCCGCGCCGTCTAAAATTTCCTCTTTTTCAGAGGCTTTCATCCGCTCGAACCACTGGCCACCCCTGTTCGGGTCATAACTCCGGCTTTCAGAGGTATTGTAATATTGTGCGGCTGCATATGGCGCGGCATAATCGACTTCGCCGCTGCCTATAACGGTTCCGAGCTTGCCGGACTTTTCAAGCATTCCAGTATCAAACGGTACGCGCGGGCTGCATCTTCGCAAAACCTCCGAATCAACAAATTTCTGCTTGCGGCTAAACTGCTCATTTTGTCTTGTCGCGAAAGAAGGGTCCCATTCAAGCCTTGCGCTTCCGTGCCCAGTCTGTACAATGCTCCCTCTGGGAGTTGTGATTTTATTAAGGGCCATTATTTCCCTCCAATCCGCCAATGCTTAACTGCCAGGCTTCCTCGCTGCGTGTTGTCGGCATACTCTACAACGCTAATGAGCGACCCTGTATACCTGCTTTCATGGCATAGAGCCGTTAATTCCTCTTTCGTAATTGGACGGTCTATGTCATACACGCCCGTTCCCCATGCTGTAGCCATTGTACTGGCAAGCAAAATATAAGAACTTTTTTGCAAAGTCCAGTAAAAAAGTGCGTCCTCGTCTGTCAAAAGTTTATACTGGCTTTCGGGGAGATAAGTCTTTCCCGCTTCAATACGAGCGCCAAAAGGAATCCGAATTTTACATGTGATTTCTTCGGAACGTACACCGCCGACAAACTTACTAGAATCGAGCTCATAAAAGGATACGCCGAAAATGTTTGTAGGAATAAATATCTCTCTGCGCTTTTCCTTATCTGTCCGAGCATTGAAAACGGTAATAATCTGGTTAGCAGTTAGCATCTTTTCCGGCACCCCCTAAACAATAAACCTGATGTGCTGAGGTATACACGAATTTCTGTTTTTGCGTCGTCTCTGGCCTTTTCTTCGCTTGTGTCCGCATAGGTTACGGAATATCCGTCGTTATTTTCGGACTTGATTTCTTTAGCCGGACTTTGCTCAAACTGATAGAGCTTTTCAGCCGCCGCGCATACTGCGTCTTTTACACAGTCTGGAGCAGCGTCAAGTGGCTGCAAATTTCCAGCCGTGAGCCCGTCAACCAGATAGGAAGCCTTCATAGCGAAAGAAGGGAAGGCTTCCTCAGGAATAGCCGAGCCAAAATAATTGGTCTTATACCAATCGTAATCGGCATAAGGCTTTTGTATTGCCATAAAAAGGCCCTCCCTTCATGCCTTACTTATTGGTAGTTTTCTTGGCCGTACTTTTGGGAGCCGCTTCCAGCTCTTTGATCTTGGCTTTCAGTTCCGCATTTTCCGCTTCCAGATTTACGATCTTCTCGTCGTCTGCGCCTGCACTTGCTTCGGCTTCGTCAAGCTGGGTTTCCAGCTCGGAGACTCTGTTTTTCAGTTCCGCATTTTCCGCTTCCAGCGCGGCAATCTTCTTATCGCTGTTTTCTGCGTACTCTGCGGCCTCATGGAGTCTCTCCTGCAAGTTCTCATTTTCGGCGGCCAGGGCGCTGGCCTTCTTGGCCGTATCCTCAGGCTCGTAGATCACCTTTCCGGTCATATCGGTAATGGTATAGCCGAGCTTTTTATACTCGGCGGCTTTCTCGTCGGGAATTCTCAAAACCCGATTTTTCTTTGCTGCCTTTAACATAGGTCTTACCTCCTTATTGAAGGAGCTCCGTAACCGGTACGAAGCTCCCAGATCACATTGTTACTTAGGCCCTTGCTGTCACATTGAAGGCCAGGGCGTTATGCTTATGCGGGAGAATGAAAACATCCTCAAAAGATTCCTCGAAGTAGTCCCATTTTCCCTGGCTGCCCGCAGAAGGCGGGTCAAGCTGCGCGAACTCGTAAGAAACCGGGGTAATGACTGCCTGCGGATGAGCCAGAAGCATATTGACCTGCTGCGCAGACGCATCTACGGACCAACCTTCGGTGAAGTCATACACGGTTTTCATAAGATCGGACGGAACGCTCTCGGGAATCTGTACCTCGTCAAGTGCGGTAACGGCCCTCTTGATTGCCGCATTCGCCTTGGAAATATCCAGAGTACGGTAAATCTGCTTTGCGTTCTGCAGCTTCGTCCTGGTGTCCGGAGTTACATACAAAATACGGCCGGCTCTGGGAACACGTTTCTCATCCATCTGCGTCATGAAGGCGTCGAATACGGTAAGAACATTGTCCTCCGTCAGCGCCGTTGTATCGGCGGTAAAGCCCTCTGCGGTCCAGTCCGCGAACAGCTTGGAAATGAGGTACGCATTCATTTCGGGGAACTTCTGTTCCTCGTTGTAAACGCGAGTGATATTCGCAATGCTGGCTGCCTGGTTGGTCTGGTCAATATCCTGCGGATGCACCAGAGTCTGCCATGTTCTGTGGTTAGACAGAATAAGCGGAGTCCACGCATTGTTGTAGTTACGCTTTCTGGTGCCGATTGTGTCGCGGTCACCGTCAACACGGCCGGTGGTGGTGATCGTCGGAACCTTGATGG